CACAGAAAGTCCTGAAGTTTTTCCGTCGTGCTTCTGTAGTAGAAGACATCACCAACACTGACTACGCTGGTGAAATCGAAAACTACGGTGACACAGTACGTATNATCAAAGAGCCTACAATCACTGTCTCTGCATACTCTCGTGGCGCAACTGTGTCTCCACAGGACTTAGCAGACGATCAGATCACAATGGTTGTAGACCAAGCGAATGCTTTCGCGTTCAAGATCGACGACATCGAAGAGCGTCAGTCACACGTTAACTTTGAAGCGTTGGCTACATCTTCAGGTGCGTTCTCCTTGAAGCGTAAGTACGATGCTAACGTCCTCCAAGCAATGGCTGACGGTGCGGGTACTACTGGTGCCGCATATGGTACAGCGGCTGGCGGTATCGACATCTCAGGTGCAACTGGCGGCGACACTGCTGTCAACTTAATCTTGGCGATGGCTCGTGCTCTGGACGACAACTCAATCCCAGAAGAAAATCGTTTCTTCGTAGCACCTCCTGCATTCTATGAAATCCTGTTCAAGGCAGGCTCTAAGTTCGCAGAAGTACAGGTCACTGGTGATGCAAGTTCACCTCTCCGTAACGGTCTCGTTATGCAGGGTAACATTGCAGGCATGAACTGCTACAAGACAACGGCGTTAAACAACACTGGTACTGATGTTGTAACTATCGCGTCACAGCTCGATGATGAAAACGTCGTACTTGCTGGTCACATGTCTTCTACAGCGACTGCATCGCACATCGCTAAGACAGAAGTCGTACGTGACACTGGTACGTTCGCTGACATCGTACGTGGTCTCCACGTATTCGGCCGCAAGGTTCTTCGCCCAGAAGGTCTTGTTCGTGGTGTTATCGACACTGACGCCGCTACAGGTACTGCACTTTAAGTACCACTAAGTTGGGGCCTTCGGGCCCCTTCTTTACGTCAGCATCTCAAAAATACATGTGGGGTGTTGACATAAAGAAACTTTTACTTTAGGCTCGCACCAACGGTACCGCAGGGGTACATATACATGGCGTATGATAAAAAGAAGATGGGTGGTTACACAGAACGGTGGTCAAGAGCTCGTATGGCGAGTGGAGGAGAGAGCCGTGTCAATGAGGCCGGCAACTACACCAAGCCGGGTATGCGAAAACGAATCTTTAACAAAGTCAAAGCCGGAGGGAAAGGCGGAGCACCCGGACAGTGGTCAGCCCGCAAAGCCCAGATGGTAGCGAAGCAATACAAAGATGCTGGCGGTGGCTACACATCATGAAGGCCCCTCAGAAGTCCCTAAAAAACTGGACTAAAGAAGACTGGGGAACGAAAAGTGGCAAGCCATCGACACAGGGTTCGGAAGCGACCGGTGAAAGGTACCTCCCCAAGAGTGCAAGAGAATCCCTCTCTTCCCAAGAATACGCCGCAACTACCCGAGCAAAGCGAGCCGGAAAAGCATCCGGGAAACAACACGTAAAGCAACCCAAGAAGATTGCGGAGAAGACAGCAAGACATCGTGCCGCAATGGGTGGCTATACACAACGATGGAGTAAAGCACGTGGCGGTTGAATATCGGGGTGAGAAGTTTTCCGGTTACAACAAACCGAAGAGAACTCCCAATGGTCCGAAGAAGTTTGCAGTACTTGCAAAGAAGGGAGACAAAGTTAAGCTGGTCCGGTTTGGTGATCCTGATATGAGCATCAAGAAAGATCAGAAAGCCAACAAGAAATCCTACTGCGCTCGTTCTTCCGGAATCAAAGGAACGGACGATAAATTCTCAGCCAACTACTGGTCACGCAAGAAGTGGAATTGCTAACATGATGAAATACACCCTTAAAGACCTCGAAGATCAACTCATCGACCACGAAGGGTTGGAGTTGAAACCATACCGTTGTACAGCAGACAAGCTAACTATCGGTGTAGGTCGAAACATTGAAGAGCGTGGCATCACGGAAGACGAAGCGCGGTATTTGCTACAGACAGATATCATGATCGTTGAAGATGAACTTCTTGAGAGAAAACCCGAAGTGGCTGGACTTGATTCTGTTCGTCAGCGTGTGCTTGTTGACATGGGTTTCAATCTAGGCATCCCAACCCTGATGAAGTTCCAGAAAATGTGGGATGCCATCGAAGACGAGGACTGGGAAGAAGCCGCAGACCAAATGATGGATTCAAAGTGGGCTAGACAAGTAGGTCGTCGGGCTGAGCGTCTCTGTCAAGCGATGGCTACAGGGGAGTGGGTCTAAGTGTTTAACACGCCCTACTCGAGTCGGATGCGGACCGTAAATGTAGAGTGCACCGTAGACGCTCAAGAAGAGACCATATACACTTGCCCCGCAAACTGTCAGGCACACGTGTCCCTGCTCTTCTTCTCAAATGTAGGGGGGACTGTAACAGTCGACGTAGAGTTTGACCGTGCGGACGGTACTCACCAGCACATNGTAGGCGGAAAGAACATGGGCACGGGCGAGTACGTACAATTTAGCGATGGCATTGTTGTCATGGAACCCGGTGACGTTTTCCACATCACAGCGACCGGAGCCACACCCCATGTCGACGCGATGGTTACCGTCGAAGAATTCTTCCTAACACCGAGATAAAAGATGTCACTAACGTACTTAAACTTGACTAACACGGTTCTGCGTCGAATTAACGAGGTTACTATTACGAGTGCCGACTTTGCTGACGTACGAAATATACAGGCGGTAGCAAAAGATTCTGTTAACGCTTCCATCAAAGAGATTATCTCCTACGTTCAACAGTGGCCGTTCATGCACTCTACCCGTACAGTGACGCTAGTTCCGGGTACACAAGAGTACAACTACACCGCAGATACACACGTCATAGACTGGGACTCCTTCTTTTTACGTAAGGACGACACTCTTACCCCCGAAGTTAAGTCAAAAAAACTTGATGTATTGAGCTTAGACCAGTACAATAGAGGGTATCGAGAAGACGATGAAAACTCCTCTGTATCTGACCGGGGACAGCCTGAGTTAATCTACCAGACACAGGCCAACAAGTTTGGCGTGAGCCCTGTCCCAGACAGAGCGTATCAAATACGCCACAGCTACTTCTCCTTCCCTAATCCACTCGTAAACCACGACGATACGACCATTATTCCTGATCGTTTTGACTTTATTATTATTGAAGGGGCGTTAACTCACATGATGCGATTCCGCTCCAACGAACAGGCCGTACAGTTTCACGTACAGAAGTTCCGGGATGGGCTGGAGTACATGAGACGCGTTCTTCTAGATTTCCCTACAGAGTTTGTATCCCGAGTAGTCCGATAAATGGCTGATGATCTACAGGTAGTAACAGTATCGTGCGAGGGGGGTTTAAACACCAACCAAGACGTTCTGTACCAAGGAGAACAACAGCCCGGTAGTGCAATCTCCCTGATCAACTACGAGCCCTCTATTTTTGGGGGCTACCGTCGTATCAACGGATTTGAAAAGCTAATCAACTACGTTGACATCGATTTGTCTGGTGCANTTACTTTTAGTTATCAACCANAAGTTCCCGGTACAGGACCTGTACTCGGAGTCTGTGTCGCCAATAACATCAATGATTCGTTCTTTGCTGTTAGGGCACCGGAGACAGGGACGGACTACTTCTACAGATATGACGTGTCAGGAACAATTATCGGGGGTACAGCCTACCCGGCGTGGATTCCTGTGACGACTCCTGCTAGCGTTAACATGACTGGTGTTTCTCAAGTTAAGATGGTGCGCTACAATTGGGTAGGTGAACGAATACTACTCTTAGATGGTGCTAATCCTGCGGCGTACTACGACGGTACAACGTACACCCAGATAACTCACGCAAATGCGCCTACCAATCCTTCGGTGGGGCAGTCGTTTAAAAATCACATCTTTTTAGCCGGTGCATCTGCAAATCCTCAAGAGCTCTACTTTTCAGCTCCTTTGAATGAGGATGACTTCTCTCCTGCAAGTGGTGCTGGTAGTATTAATGTCGGTTTCGATATTGTACAGATCAAGCCTTTCCGCGATGAACTGTACATCTTCGGCCGGAACAACATCAAGAAGCTCGCGGGCACAAGTATCGCAGACTTTCAGGTTGCGTCTGTAACAGATGATCTTGGGTGTGTTGCCGCTGATAGTGTCGTGGAAATTGGGGGAGACCTCCTCTTCTTGGGTCCTGACGGTATCCGACCGGTATCTGGAACGGATAAAATTGGGGACGTAAACCTCGAGACGATCTCGAAAAATATACAGGGCTTGATGAAGGACGTTATCTTCAATCAGGACCTCACTCAACTACGTTCTGTTATTGTCAAAGGTAAGTCTCAGTTTCGTTACTTCTTCCAGAATGAAGATACGTTCGGCGTTCTAGGAGCCATCCGGCAGAATAAGCAGGGACAAATAGGGTTCGAGTTTGCTCAGCTTGCGGGCATCCAAGTTACTTGTGCAGACTCGGACTACATCGGACAAGAGGAGTACGTACTTCACGGCGACGCTGATGGATACGTACATCGTCAAGAATTTAAAAACACATTCGATGGGCGAGACATATTTTCTGTGTTTCAAACACCCTACATTTTTATGGGTGACCCAGAGATGAGAAAAAACTTCTCGAGAATATCCACATACATTCGAGCCGAGGGTAGTGTGGAACTAATACTAAAAATAAACTACGATTACGAAGACCTCGCGTCATCAAAACCGGCGGATTATAACGTAGAAGCTTTTGGACGTCCGGAATACTGGAACGTCGCTAAGTTTGATAGTGATGCCGTGTATGATGGTAACCCCACACCTATTGTGCGAACAAATGTAGCGGGTTCAGGTTTTGCGATTTCTCTTCGGTACTCGGCAAACGATCAATTTGGAAGCCACAGTATACAAGGGTTTAGTATGCTGTTTGGAGTAGGAGATAGACGCTAAATGGCTGGATACACTCGACAATCCGCAGGGGACATCGTACCCAATAACACCGTGAAATCGGGGCCCGTCAATAACGAGTTTAACGCCGTTGAGGATGCTTTTAACGATACTACCGGTCACCGCCACGACGGTACTACAGGCGGCGGTGCGTATATTACGTCGATAAAAGACGTTTACACAGACACCACAGTACTTACGAATCCTCTTTTTGGGACGGGTGCGCCTAATAACAGACTGGGTGGCGTGGGGATGTACTTCCCGGATGGTGCTTCAGGAAGTAATCTCGAGCTAGTTTTTGGGAGTGGTGGAGTATACCCTAACGCAACACTCTACGATCTAGGATCGGATGCGTACCGTTTCCGTAACATCTACAACTACGGAACTATTGATGCTTCTACGGTCCAGCCAGCTTTCATCCAGTTTAAGCAGGGGGACGCCTCTTATGGTATGTACTCGTCTATCCCTATGCGAGGGTATAAGATTACCGGCCTCGGTAACCCTACAGACCCACAGGACGCCGTCACAAAGTCGTACATGGAGTCGGTTACCGACACCCTCGCTAGCGCACAAACTAGTGCGTCAAATGCCGCCGCTTCTGCTCAGGCCGCCGCAGACACCTACGACACTTTTGATGACCGTTACCTTGGTATCAAAGCGACAGCCCCGACGGTTGACAATGACGGTGACCCCCTTGTAGCGGGAGCTCTGTATTTTAACTCGTCGAGCAACAAGACATTCTTCTGGAGTGGTACAGCGTGGATTGAGGCTGGCTCGCCTGTCAACGGCACCGCAGAGCGGGCTAATTACATAGCAACTGAGGGCCAGACTACCTTTGCGTCTACATATGACCCCGGTTTTGTGGATGTTTATTACAACGGTTTGAAGCTCCGTGCTGTAGACGATTTTACAGCAGACGATGGGGACAACATCGTTTTAACACAGGGAGCTACCGCAGGAGACGAGATTGACATCATCGCGTATGGTGCTTTCACTATTGCTGACACTTACACGCAAGTCCAGTCGGATAGTCGTTTTCTCAACTACGCAAATAACCTGTCTGACCTTGAGAACGCCACTACGGCGCGGACGAACCTCGGTATCAATGCCACGTCGGCAGAGATAGATCGCCTTTCCGTCGCGACGGAGGGTCAGTCAGAAGCTAGTAAGGTAGTAACCGCGTCCTCTACTGGGGCTGTAACTATTAACAGCACACTTTTCGTAAACCGTATTGATATGGGGAATGCTTT